TTATATAGCTTTTTTTAGTTGCTTCTTTTGCTGGCATTCTTCCTCCCACTTCATTACATCAGTAGCGAGGTATCTTTTCATTGTCCCGCCTTCAGAACTTAAAGCTGGGGCTGGGAAGGGAATACCCCAAGGAGTGTTAATTTCCCACCGATTAAGTGTGCGTTTAGTAATATGAAACATCTCACACACATTGTTAGATGTCAGATATTTATCCACATTAGCCCTCCTTACTTTCCGCTTTAACTTCTAACTGGATGCCTTCATATGTACCATCACCCCCACAATTCAGACAGTGTGTATATATGCCTAAACCATCCCCATCAGGACTAAAGTTTTCAGGTAATGAAACATCTATAAATTCAGTACCGCCAATTGGCTTCGTATGAATATGAGGGGCAAGGCCGTAATAGGGGAAAATGCATTCACCGTTCCCGTCATCACAAAAATCACATGTTTTAACTTTTAATCCACTCATCCTTTAGTTCCTCAACTCATTACGTTCTTTCTTCAATTGACGCAAAAGGTTGTGAAGGGTAACGGTTACAGCTTTATCTAAACTTTTAGTTGAATGGAATTCTGCAAGCTGAGACAGTGCTAAACCAAAAATGTGATATGCAAAAACTTTTGCAGCTTCCGGATTGTTTTTGATAAGCTCCTCAGTACTTGGACAAATGATTTCTTCAAAAATATGAAGAGCCACCTGATCCGGAGTACCTTCAATACGGCTAGGGCTCAAATTAACTTCACCAATAACTTTGCTCATTGTTGAGAATCCTCACTTAAAATTTCCCATTCACCCCAATCGCCCAAATAACCAGATTTTGAAATGCTTGTTGTAATCACTTGACCATCATCACAAGTTACTTTCATTCGATTGGCATCTATGCGAACAGCTTTATAAACAACATCCATTTGTAAATTTGCTGGTAAAGGACTTGAGCCATTTACAGATTTAATTCTTACTTCCATTTTTAAGCCCTCAAATATTCTTCTTTAGTCCACTCAACAAACTCTTTATAAAGTTGTTGTGCCGGTTTATTTAATCGATTGTGATAGTCGATCGTTATGCGGCGCCAAGCGACTGGTACCGCATAATGTTTGGTTAGAAACATTGCTTGATCCATGCCTTGCCGGACTATTACGTAGCCCAGCAATTGCAAGTAGTACATAAAACCAAGCATGTGTTTTTGGCTCACTTTCTTGTACTGATCTTTCATATTAGAGGCCATCCTCTAAAAGATATGCTGGTTCATGAGCGGCCGCATTGAGTTGACTACGGCGCTTTTTGGCCATATTCCATAAGGTTTTATGAACGTCTTGATGGCGTGAAGGAATTTCTAACTCTAATTCTTCAAGCGTTTTTAGATCTGCCGCGTATTGGAGGCGGACGATTAAAGGTGATAATCCATCATCTTCTTGTTTTGTTTGCTTTAACTCTGCAAGGCGTTTGTGCATTTCATTTAATAGTGGCTTACGTTGTTCCTCCGTCCATTTAGTGGTGTAACGGATAACACTATTAACTTCTTCAGGGGTATGAAAGTTCTGGATGCTTTGAACTAATGATTCATAATTTTCAGGCATTGAAATGGTTGCCACTTCATCATTTGCTTGCGCATCTAAATCAGAAAAAACTTGTTCACTAGCTGTATCAGCAGCATCCATTTCAATAAAATCGAGTTCAATTAATCGTTCTTGCTTAGCCAGATTTATTTGGTCAATTTGCTCTTGAGTAAAGCCTTCTTTTTCAAGATTCGCACAAGTTGAATCTAGCTCTTTTTCTGACTGGCAAATACGGATTGCATCAAGCAAAATTTCAAATTGGGCATTAACATTCGGCTTAATATTAATTTCGTTAGTAACTGGAGTTAATAGGTCTTCGGAAGCTGTGACATTAGTTTGTTCTGTAATAACAATCGCTGGCTGTTTATCTGCAGGGAAAACTTCAGAAGGTATTACTTTTGCCACTGGCTCAGCTTTTGATTTTTTGCCTCTCTGTTTTTTAGGTTCCTCACCAAGACGAATAACACTTAAATCATTGTTGATTTCAATACCGAGTGCTTTTGAAAAAGCTTTTAATTGAAGCTTGGCGTTTTCTGCATCACGTTGAACGAAGCCACTGTTAATAGAATCAATTAATGCGTTAGTTTTGAAATCTAAAACATAGACCGTAGGTGAATATGTACTGATTACAAAAACTTCCTGACCGTCTTCATACTCATCAATAGTTAATGGCTTTGTGAATGTAATGCCAGCCAGTTCAATAGTTTCGATTTTGATGCAGAATTCAAAACCCGGTTTGCCAAAAACAGAAGCGGGGAATTGATCTAAATCGGCAAAGTCCAACATGTCTCCGGCTGGACGACATAGAACAGTTTTACCGTTTTGAAGAGCTGCAAATGCTTCAGCTGCAGTTAGTAAGTTAGACATAAATAGCTCTCCTTTTAGTGATGTAACGACTGTTGTTGCTGAACTTGCTGAGGATTGTTTTTAGGTGCCCAACCCATCTGATCGGCACGTGCTTGGCATGCTCTATTGATACCCGCCTCATACGTAGTACCTTTAAACTTCTTAATCGCAGCATTTAAGATGTTGGTGTCTGGTGCATCTTTAATTGCTTTTAATGCATCTTGATATAGTTGGTCCTGAGTACGAGGCGGCTTCTGGTTACCACCCTGAGCGATTGTCTGATTATTTTGATTTGTATTTTGACCTGCTGGGGTAGAGGCATTTTGCTCTAGATAGGCATAGTCATAGTTGTATAGATATTTACTTCCATCAAAATTACCGAGGTAGACATCAGCTGCCACACCAATAGCTTTAAACGCTACACCAAGAGCATCAGTAACGGCCTTTTTATAACCTTCATCAATCGCTACTAATTTGCCCTTTTGAACTTCAACAATTGCTGAACCGCCGTTGCCGAAAAATTCCTCACCCCAAACACCATCAATCTTGGTTTTTACTGCTACTTCAGCAAAAGCCATAATGGTTCCATCTGGAGCAGTTTCAGACCATAAACGTACATGTCTATAAGTCCAGCCATGACCAACGGGACCAAAGGCCTGAGTCATAGCCATTAATCGCCATTGAGGGTTAATATCTGATTTACCTTTTAAATAACCAAACTCAATTTTTTTAAGAAAATTGGTAGGCGTTTGCTTAACTGCATTCCAGATATGTAAGTTGTCTTTTGAGTTTTCAGTTGTCATTTTTCTTATCCTCATCTAGAGCCAGTGAAGCCGCGCTTAGTTTTATAAGCCTTGCGGTCATAAGTAGGGATGTTTGTTTCACGCAGTTTTATTGCGAGCTGCTTTCTGCGTTGGAAATCAATTTCTTGTGTGAGTTCATTCCAAACTTTTGGATAGTCAGTTTGGAACCTGAACACATTTAAAGGCGTCTTAAATCCGTCTTTAACTTTGTAAAGAACTGAGCCATTAGCATTAGATGCGTACACTTGCCAGCCAATGCGAACTGAATACAGCCCTTTATCATCACGGCCTAAAAATGACTTGTAGCCGTCGGGGTGCTTTTTGAAATGAGTCATCTTTAAGCCTCCACCAACTTGTTACGTTCGATGAAGCCTTTTAGAAGGTCATTGATGTTGCGGATGTCTTCAAATTCGGTGAAATCGTTATATGACTTACCGTTAATATCAGTGATTTCATTTACAGTGAGTTGGGTAATATCAACAGCGGTAAATTCAGAACCCGGAACGCCGTAACTGTCTAAATGAGCTTCAAAATCAAAGCTAACGTTTAAACGGAAGCTATCTAATTTGATGACGGCAACACCTGTATGTTTACCTGTGATTTTTGCGGTTAACACACCGTAAGTACTTGGTTGAGTCTTAGGGGTAAAAAGAGTAGGTGCGTCTTTTGTTTGGAAAGCTGGTTGTAGCTGGCAAGCAACTAAAGAACCACTAGAAATCGCAAGAGCAGCCATGCTGACAAATGCAAATGAGTTGAATGAGTTAACTTTTACGTTCATAATTGATCTCGCATATAGCAAAGCACATCGAAAGGTCAGAGAGTCGGTGTGCTTTTTGTTGTCTGTGAGATAAATATAAGAAAACTTAGTTTTATTGTCAATAAGAAATCTTATTTTGATTTAAGAAATCTTATATTTGTGTTTTAATAGACAAAAGAAAACCCACACTGGGTGGGTTGGATGATAATAAATCGTTAAAATTTATTTATTGTTTAGTACCTTTGCCTTAGCTTCCCTTGATTCTTTACGTGCTTTAAGAGTTTTTTCCAACATTGAGATTTCTCTTAAATCACTCCAAGCCAAAAAAAAGCTAACAATTGAAGAAAGCCCGATTGATAGGATTAAAGCCAACAAATGCTTTTCAGTAAGTAAATTTATTGAATTTAGGACAAATATACTAAAAACAATAACAATAAAAAGAATAGCTACATATAAGGACGACTTACTTCGTATATCTACTGTTGAAGTTAATCTGTCTCTCTCAGACTGACTTAATCCATCAAGTTTGAGTGCATCTAGCATGCCCTTATAGGCTAAATAAATTTGACTTAAGGGCAAAAGCAAAACAAACGAAAATTGGGTTAAGCTAATACTGATATTTAAATCCAAATATCTGAAAGATATTGAAAAAATGACAAAAAAGGCTACTAACACTAGCGCAATAAATCTAGCATTGTTATAGAACGGTAAGTAGCGTTTAGCCATATTTAATCGCCAAAATTAATATTGGTGGTCATCCAATTATACAACTGAACTTTAAGCCCATCGTTATAAACTTTATTATTAATCGTTTCAACGGAAATCTTTCCACTCATTTTTAAATTATCAGCAGTAACCTTTGTTCCATCTTCTAGAGTAATAACATAGTCATCATTATGTCTCATAGATGAAGCTACTGTATCAATAACTTTTTGTCCGCTTTTTGATGTGCGCCGGTTATAAGTTAGAGTTAATTTCAGCTTAAGATTAGCATCATCCAACCCATCCTCAAGCTTTAATTCTTCTAAATTTACACCAAACGCCGTTTTCAAAACATCTACAACATTATCTTCTATTTTGTAGTCAATTTTGGCTGGAATATTTGATTCAATTGAATGAATGGGTTGAAGTTCGGTTGAACCAATCCCAGATGAGATTGAGATTGTTTTTGCTGGAGTAGATTCAAGCTTTTGTTTGATTGCTGGGTTTGGAGCATCCTTTAAAATTAAGGCGCTGTTCTCTGGGAGAGCTTTGGCTGCTTCTCCCAAAAGCCAACCCAAATATGATTCTAGTGTTCTAGCAGTTAATGACCGAGACTGAATTATAGCCACATGATTATCAATGACACCAAAATATAAAACGCTATCAATAAATTCTTTACGAGCAACCTCTGATGACTCTTCCTCGTCATCTGGCAGATCTTCAGTTAAGTAGGTTTTAATTGGAAATTCTGTGGCTTCATCACTATCAATCTTCAATACGGCCTGAGCTTTTCCAGACTCAACAATAATTAGCTCACCGAAAAACATACTTTGGTGTGAACTAGCGTGATTTATTAAAATAAAATCATCTTTAGTTGCAGAAACATATTGTTGCCGATTCCTAGCCTTATAATAAAAAGAATCTTTATCAAGTAGCTGCGTCTTTAGCAAGTGACCTAAATTGGCACCTTTTAAAAAATCCACTTTCTTATAGTGAACTGTTTTTTCTTTAACTATTGTTTTGCTCATTGTTACCCCTCCCGAACCGTTATAAAGTACTGTGTCGGGTTCACAGTTTATTAATCTTTGGTGTTATTAATTTTCTGCCCCAGTTTTCCTTCTTTTACCAACTGCACTACTTGTTGATTTGTAAGGACTGGAATAAAGACTTTATCACCAATATCCTTAGAGAGGATCTTCACTTCTTCGGCTGTTAGCACCAAAGCTTCACCATGTTTAGCAGCATCATTGATACGAGCAATAATCTGGTTGATTGGTCGTTTTGAATTGTCCATAAGTCTTCCTGTGATTAATGCGAATAAGGATGTTCTTGTCTGTGCTGACTTGGTGGTACGATGTCAGTAATAGCTGTAATGCTTTCTACCTCATCCATTTCAAAGAAAAATCGCTCACCACCATTCACGGAAAGTAAGCTTAAAACCCCGCCATTTATGCCAACAAATTCTTTAATTGTGCATCTTCCATCCTTCAAGCACACCTGAACAAACTCATTCGGCACGAGTTCCGCATCTGGATCACAAACCACATACCATCCATTACGGATAGCTGGAAACATTGAGTCGCCAGTGCCTTTAATACCATAGGCTCTTGGTCCTGCTGAGTGAGTTGGAACATACCCATCTCCAGCATTGCCTTCATAACCCATATCTGTGAAATAGCCATCCATGCCCATCTTTGAATAAGCCTTAACAGGAACATATCTTTTTTGGGTGGGGAATGGTTTAACAGGTATTTCAAGAAATTTAACAGCATCTTCGCTATCGGGAATATTGTATTTTTTCTTAAAAGCTTCGATATCCAGAACTTTCAATTGCGCAACAGTGCTATCCAACTTAGGTCCGCTTTCATCTCCATTAGTTATATATGAAGTCGACACTCCGAAATAAGCGGCCATTTTGCTTAATGGGTCTGCTTTAGGAGCATAAGCATCTTTCTCCCAACCAGTGACATTAGGCGCACTAACCCCGACGATTTTTGCCAACTCGCCTTGGGTTAATTTCTTTTCTCTTCGTAAGGCGCGAATACGCTGACCCATAGTTTCTAGATTCTTCATATAAGTTATCTTACATCTTGCAAAAATAAGTTATCTTTGTTTTAATACTAAGAAATCTTATTTTTGAGGTTGCACAAATGACCAAACAGGAAGCTTATGAGTTGCTTGGTGTCAATGGTGTTGGCTTAGCAAAGTTATTAGGAATTGAGCCACCTGCTGTTTACCAGTGGCCAAATGAAAAGATTCCTTTAGCTCGCGAATACCAAATCAGAGATTTGGCAAATGGCAAAGAACCAATCAAACGAACTACTTCAAATGCTTAGGACCTAACCATGAGCAAATTATCAGTTGATATATCTGCAAGCGCCAGAAATGGCGTATCCCGCATATTGCATGGTCTTGATATAAGCAATCAAAAAGAGATTGCTGAACAATTAAAGGTTGATCCAAGCACTATTACTCGGCTTAAAACAGACAAGAAAAACAATGGTTTGAATGAGATTGAAATGTTTTGCGAGCTATTGAGTTTGCTTGGATTAAAAGTCGTTCCTAAAGATTACCAGAGCATTGATAAGGAACGTGTTGCTGCACTTTTAGTCATGTCTAAAAGTTGGATGAACCGTATAGAAACAGTGGATGACCTATTTCATGACGAAATCAGTGGTCAAAAGGAAAAACTTGGATATTAAAAAACCACTACCTGCGCAAACAGGAGTGGTTTATAGGCATTCAGTCGAGATGAATCAAATGAATAAAACTAATTTATCAAATCAAACAACCGAACGCAACCAGCCAGAATTTTTAGTGGGTGACGTTGTAGTACTTACTAAAGAGTGTCGAAGTTTTAAATCAAATGATTTGTTTGAAGTCAAAAATAAAACCCTGACTAGTTTATGGACTATCAAATCACAAAATCATTTGTTTCTGGTTTCATCAAAAGAAATACGAACAGCAACAGTTGCTGAACTTAACGCCAAACGCCGACTAACAAGCGCTGAGCAAGCATTAGCGGAGGTGTCATGAACAGCTTTACACAGCAAATCAAAGTTTCTCGTCAGCAAAGTGAAATCCAATCTTTTTATGAACCTGCATTGCGAGTACTTGGGCACCTGTTTGAGGTGAAAAAGCAAAATTTACGCAACAAAGGTTATGACGAAAATAATGCAGCGGTAACCAAAGTTGAATTTTCAGAGGCTATGGCTCGTCAATTTCGCATAACGCAGTGGTTAGCACAGCAGATTGTAACCAGCTTAACCAAGGCGTGTTTGATTGATTCTTTTGGAGGTTATGTTAAGCCAAAGGATGGTGAAAAGTGAGATATGCAGCAAAAAGAAAACAGGATATTTCCGTTTCTACCACACCGCTTGAGGTGGTAATTCCACTGGAACAACCAGTAAAGATCTATTCGGCTAAAGAATTAGCAGCTATGCCACTTTCAGTTATGAATGCCGCAATTGAGGCTCAGGAAAGATTCTATCAACTTGAAGAATTAACCCATATGGGGGGGCAGGCTATAGCAGTTCGCCGTCTCATGGAGGATGGGCACAAACTAATTCAGGTGAAAGAAAAGTCTCGTATTCGCTACAAAATCAACAACGAATTTATTCCTCCAAGAATTATTCGTCAGTTGGAAATGCGCGGTCTTGTAAAATTAGGAGTAGTCACTGATGTATAAATATCTCCACCATATCAGCGACTTTATGGTTGCTACAGCGCACCTTAGCCCAGTTGAAGAGTGCTTTTATCGCCGTGCTCTCGATTTCTATTATTTGAATGAAAAACCATTACCCAAAGAAACCCAGTCGGTTTTTCGTCGGTTACGTGCAAATACCCAAGAAGAAAGGGATGCAGTATTAATTGTGCTGCAAGAGTTTTTTGTGGAAGAGGAAGACGGGTTTCACAACAAACGTTGTGATTCAGAAATCGCCGCTTATCAAAAAGTAGGGGATAAAAATCGTGAAAATGGTAAGAAAGGTGGGCGTCCACGTAAGGAAAAACCAAAAGAAAACCAAAGTGAAGGCGACTCGGTTAATTCTGAAAACCCACAAAAACCCAGTGGGTTAATTTTGGGTTCTGAAAGTGAAAGCCAAAAAAACCTTAACCATAAACCGTTAACCGATAACCAATATATAGATAGTAGTAGTAATGCGCGTGAAGAAAATTCGCAATTTACACCAATCCAATTTGCTCAGTATCAGATCGATGATCACAAGCGTTACTCAATGCGTGAATTCATTTCTGAATACAGCGAGTTTCAATACGATTTCATCTCACTTGCTCAACAAAGATTTGTTTCTGTACCTGAAATCGACTTGAGAACCATGATTCAAAATTTCGGTGACTGGTACTTTGCAAACGAATCTAGTTCATTGAATACACCAAGCATCTGGTTGGTTAAGTGGTTCTCTTGGGTTCAAAACAACGAGAAACAAGTTGCTGCTAACCGCAAGAAACAAGAGCAAATCAATTCAGCTGGTCAAAAACCACAAGAGTCGGGTTACTTCGCTAATCTTTTTGAAGAACAGAGCGAATCTCAAATCGTGGATGTAACCCCAGCAAAAAAGTTTCCAATGATTGAGGAGGTAGGTCATGCATGAGATTACCTTGAACGAAGTGCGTCAATTAATCGCATCTCTTCGCACTGTTTACGCTGCTCAGTTCAATAAGCAATTTCCAGCAACAGGCGAAAGCGCAATTCCTCTGTCAGTGGTTGAGCAAATCGCACTTAAAACACTGGTTGGCGTTCAACAAAACCAATTTAACAACGCACTTGCTCGATTACTTACAGCAGGTGGACGTTTTATGCCGTCATTTGCTGAGTTTCGCACCTGGTGTATTGGTGAAAGTTGGATGTCTCCAGAGGAAGCTTGGTCACGTGCATGTAAGTTTACGACTGACAGTACCGTGGTTATTACACAAATTACAAAATATGCATTAGACGAAGTGATGTATTTGATCGAAGCCGGCCAAATGCGAGCAGCTCAAGATAATTTCTTCGGAACCTACAACGTGATGGTGGCTAAAGCTCAATTGAAAGGTCGTCAGCAAGAGTTTTACGCTCCACCGCTACAACTAGAACACAAAGAACCTAAACACGTTCCTGTGAGCAATGACGAGGCTCAAAAGCATCTCAAATCATTGATGGAAAGATTAAAAATCAATGGTCGTAAACCTGCACCAGTTCAAAAACTTGAGGCAAAAGAAAAAGAGCCTGAGCTTATAAAAGAGTTGGGCCCTGATCCTTTCGATAATCCACACGAATACGCAGAGATGTGCCGTCGGGAGGGTATGCCAATCCCTAGAAATATTCTTCAGCTAATTGATGGGGCGAATGCATGAAAGCATCTAAATTGATTAGAGATAAAGGACTGCAATACGCGAAGGAAATCGTAGATTCAGCACCTTCTAACGCAACTGAATGGAATGAAGGTTTCGAGTTCCAATGTGGTCAAAGTGTAGAGATTAGCAAGGCTGATCGAGAAAAGTATTTTGTAGACCTTTCTGAACTCAAGCGTCTGGTGGAGTCTTTGGGTTATGTAAGCAGATGGGGCGGCATTGAAAGATGCAAGAAGCTTTACTTTGAAGCTCCATTCAAAAGAGACAAGCACATAAAAGATTTAAAGCGATACATCCGCGATTACGAATCAATATACGGGGATAGTGAAAATGCATAAATGCAACCACTGTGAAGCTGAGCAATTAATTAATTCGTATGGTGGTCTTCCAGAAGCAAAGGCTTACATGAGGCGTTATTTCATGCTGAATGGAGGATTAAGAAATAAGTATCCAAGAACAGGCGCTTTGATAACTCAAAAGATGAATGAATTGCAGAGCGCGATTTTAAATGTAGAGGGCTTAAATAATGGACAGTAAATGGATTGAAGCGCAACGCCGTGAAATGGAAAAGCTTATTTCACCAGAGCTAATCAAGTCGAGAGATTTAGCACGTCAAAGTTACTTCGATCATATGGAAAAAGAAATGGCTGACCACGTATCGCGCTCAATTGAACCACTCAGCGGTAAAAAGCAAAGCACTCTGGTTGAACTAAGGGAGTCAATTGAAAAACTGGCTCAGAAGTATAAACAAGATGCTCATTCATCCAGCCTTTTTGGTGATCAGGATAAAGCACGAGTTTATAACCGCTTTGCTAATGAGTTGGAACATTTTCTGAAAGGTGGTGCTTGATGTCGTCAGTCAGCATTGCTGAATACCGCAAGTTATTTCCGATAAATAAAAATAAAAAGCGGCGCTCAGCAAAGCAAGTTGCCAGACAACCAAGTGTGGGTGAAATGGTTCTGGCAACGCATTTAAGAGCATGCAAGATTAGTTTTGAACAGGAATATAAGTTCCACCCTGAACGTAAATGGAGAGCAGATTTTTTAATAACGGGTACAAAGATTTTGATAGAGGTGGAAGGCGGGATCTGGAGCGGAGGTCGCCATACAAGAGGTAAGGGCTATATAGGGGATATGGAGAAATACAACTCCGCAGCAATGATGGGTTTTACAGTTTTACGGTTCAGCACAGAGCAAGTTAAGTCCGGTATGGCATTAAAGCAAATTGAATTATTAATTAAGGGTAAATAGGAAGGCGATTATGTTGGTTGAAAAGTTTGATTTTATTGAGTTACTTCGCCTTGCTATTGCTCAAGGCAAAGCTGAAGGAAAGAAAATTTCGAAAGATGTAGTTTTAGGTGAATTAGCGCTGTTATCGCCAGCTGCAAAGCTTTGGGCCACTGTCTTGATTGAAAAGGTTGATTTTGAGCGAATCGCAATAATTACCCCAGCACAAAAACAGACTGAAACTTTTTACAGTAAGTATGACTTTAATTTTCAAACCGAACGCCGTATTGAAGATATTCCGGGTAAGGTTGAGTTTGTTCGTGGTGAGATTAAATCCGGTAATTTTTTCCGTGCGAGAAATAAATTAGCGGTAAAGATTTATGATGAAATGGTAAAGAAAAAATTTACCCCTACTAATTCTCAAGGTGATCTTACTAATCTGGCAAAAGGTATGGCTGAGATTGTTTTGCGTGGACATGTTTTTGTTAAGGCTATGTGTGGAGCATGCCAAGGGTTGGGTAAAATTGAGACATTTGGTTTAAATGGCTTTCCAAATGGGGCCATGTTTTGTGGGAAGTGTAATGGAACTGGAAAACGACCATATACTTTGAAAGAGAAAATGAATATTGCTGGCATTGATGCAACCAAAACAGCTTATATAAAGAGTTATCAGAAGTTTGAGCTGTTTGGAGAATCAATCGTTGCAGAATGGGAAAATGAAATTAGATCGCGTATTTCACGTTCATTTCGTTTTGAACTTCCTGATACTCAAGAAACTTATGCTTGACAGTTGGGTATACACTTGAGTATAAGGATTTCTAGAATGGGCGAAAAGTAAAGTAATCGCCAGAATGAATTTAAGAGCTCGCATTTAGCGAGCTTTTTGTTGGCCAAAATTTATCTTAAATACTTATTAAATAAAGATGTTTGAGTGTGTGCAATCTAACTTTCAACCAAAATGAAATACATAACTAAGATTTCCTTTATTAAAAAAAATCACAGTTAAAGTAAAAAAAATGTAATAGGAAATTTTTTAATATTTTATTTGGTTTAATAAAATGGTATAAATTTAGTCCTATATATAAATGTAATAGGCTCTACTATGAATCTTTCAAATCCTTTTAGACCAGGAGCAGGGCATATGCCCCCATATCTTGCTGGTCGTGAAGCTGAAAAAGATGAGTTTTTGAAGTTATTAAGCCAAACTACAATAATGCAAAACCTAGTTCTAACTGGGTTACGAGGCGTTGGTAAGACAGTCTTATCTGAAACTTTTAAGCCATTAGCACAGGGAGCTGGATGGTTATGGGTAGGTACAGATTTGTCTGAAACAGCCAGTATTAGCGAAGAAAATATAGCTATAAGATTGTTAACGGATCTTTCGCTTATTACCTCTTCTATTCCAATAGGTATTGAAACATCGCATTCAATAGGATTTGTACAAGAACAAAAAACACAAGAATTCAAAACTCTAAATTTCGAAGTATTGGTTGGAATTTACAAAAACACACCAGGCTTGCCTACGGATAAATTAAAAGCAGCTTTAGAAACTGCATGGAACGTAATGCAAAGCTCTGGAATTAGTAAAAAAGGTATTATCTTTGCTTATGATGAAGCTCAAAATTTATCAGACCATGCTAGTAAGGAACAGTATCCATTATCTTTATTATTAGATACTTTCCAGTCTATTCAACGCAAAGGTATTCCATTTATGTTGGCTTTAACAGGATTGCCAACATTATTCCCAACCCTAGTTGAGGCTAGGACTTATGCTGAACGTATGTTCAGAGTTATTTTTTTGGATAAACTGAACGAACAGGATGTCAAAGTAGCAATTACAAAACCTCTTGAAGGGCATCCAATGATGCTTTCAACTGAATCTATCGATATTATTTGTAGAATTTCAGGTGGATACCCTTATTTTGTTCAGTTTATTTGTCGTGAGGTATATGATTTATTTATAAATCAATATGAGAACTCCAAACCTACAAGGGTTCCTCAGCAAGAAATTATTATGAAACTAGATACAGATTTCTTTGCTGGGAGATGGGCTAGAGCTACTGATCGACAGAGAGATTTATTATTCGTAGTAGCATTATTAGACAATTGTGATACTGAGTTTTCAGTGCAAGAAATTTTAGAAAAATCAAAAGAGTTAGAGGATGCGAAACCATTTAGTGCAAGTCATATTAATCAAATGTTATCAACATTAATTAATTCTGGTTTAATTTACAAAAATAGATATGGCAAGTATTCATTTGCAGTCCCATTACTAGGTCAATTCATATTAAGACAAAAATCACAAATGGGTATTGGCTGATAATAATGAGCTTTAAAAAAGCATCTATTCTCTGTGAGAACTTCAATCTAAAACTAATCTCACACATTGTAGCAATCTGAGTCATCCTACCGAGAGTATTACGGCACAACAGGCCCCGCTAAATATCGATTATTAGCGGGGCTTTCTCTTTTATTAATCTGATGATTAAGTTCTCTAAAGTAAATAATTTACTATTGAGAACTAAGTTGTTGAAAAATAAAAATATATTTGATAATTGATATGTAAATTAGTATAATAAATAAACATTAACTAATTTAATTGGTGAAAATATGCCATTCGAAAGAAAGACAGGGTATAAATTGAAGTTTATCAATGAAAATGACTTTGAAATTATCTGTTTAGACTGTAACGACACCAATAGTGTGAGACAGCAACTTAAAGATGCTGGATTTGTTACAGATATTAAGACAGTAGATGAAAAGGATAAAAATCATCTTCAAAAGATTATTGGAGTAACAAGTAGCAAGGAAGACTTGATTTCCTTGCTAGATGATTGGTTTGATTTGTTAGACAGTATAGAGGTTACAGCCTACAAAGATTTTGATTAAAAATCATAGTAATAAAGACCACCTTTGCAGTGGTTTTTTTATGGGTGAGAATAATGGATTCTACAGAATACTTTTGGCTTACAAGAAAAAAAGAGCCAAAAACCAAACCTAAAAGACGACCATTGCCGAAGGCTACACAAAAGTATTTAGAGGCTGAAGCAACTCTAAAAGAAGAATTAACAGATTTGGCTATTGGCTTTGAAAGCAAGTTTCAACCCATTCATACCAAGCATTGGCGCTTTGATTTCCATATTGTGAAATTACGCTTGTTGATTGAAATTGAGGGCGGGCCTTGGTCTGGTGGACGTAGTGGAAAGTTGGCTAATAAAGCATGGAGTCTCGACCGATACGAC